GTCTCTTGCAGGACAAGGTCAAGGAGGTCACTGGCGGCCTCATCAGCCACAACGACCGCCTGGCCGCCCTGGTCGGCGCCGAGAACAGCCTGCACGCCAAGCGCATCGGGCGAGGCTGGCTCTGGTATGTGGCCACGGAGACTGAGCGGGCCGGTATCGCCAGGGCCGCCGACGCCATCGTCCACGACGAGTACGACCGGGGCAACATCGCCAACGCGGCGGTGTTCGAGAGCCGGCTGGGTCACTCGGAGCACCGGCTCCTGTGGGTGTTCAGTAACCCGACGGTCCCGGGAGTCGTGACAGACCCCGTGGCCAACATCGACGGGCTCTACCAGTCGAGCGACCAGAAGCATTGGTTCATCAAGTGCCAGTGTGGCCGGGGCAACTGGTCGGGCTGGCAGTACCTCGATTGGCCGGCGAGTGTGGACACCAAACGGGAGATGTTCGTCTGTCTCCACTGCGGGCGCGAGCTCGACCGGTCCACCGGGCGGTGGGTGGCCAAGTATCCCGGCCGGGAGGTCTCGGGGTATTGGCTCAGCCAACTGTCGGCCCCGTGGGTCTCGGCCGCCGACGTGATCCAGGCCAGCCGGGGCGCCGAGGGCGTGTTCGCCAACATGATTCTTGGCCTGCCCTACCACGCCGGGCAGGGCGAACCTTTTGACATCATCATCGACCGCAACATCCAGGATGGCCCGCCCCCCACGTTCGAAGGGGTTATGGGGGTTGACCAGGGCTATAACGGTCACCACGCGGTCACCGGCTCGGGGCACGGCGTGTTCCGCCTCGACTTCGCCTCCGACTGGCGCGGCCTGGAGGCCCTCATTCAATCCATACAGCCCCGGCGGGTCTATATCGACCTTGACCCCGAGAGGTCCGAGGTGTTCCGACTCACCGCGAAGTTTCCGGGCGTCGTGGTCCCCGTCGACACCGTGGACGACCCGCGCCGGCCGCGCGACCTCGGGTGGTGCCAGGAGAGCAAGGCCGACCAGCGCGTCCTGACCATCTACCGCACAATGACGGTCGACCGGTGCGTCGCGGACCTCGCGGCAGACGAGGTTAAGTTCAGGCTCGACCCGGCCGCCGATAGGACCAGGGAGTACGTGTCCCACTGGCAGGCCCTGCACGCCGTGGAGACCCTTGACGAGCGGACGGGCCATCGTGTGCGTCGGTGGGAGAGGTCCGGCCCGGACCACTGGGCCTGGGCGACTATTTTCTGGTGGGTGGCCATGCGGCGCGGGGGCGCCGAGGGCGGCCCGGCCAAGCTGAGCATGCCGAGAGTGACGACTGAGGAGGACGAGCGTTGACCATCCTCGAGACCATCAAGGACACCGCAGACCCCGAGCGGCGCCGTGGGCGCCGGAAGGCCAAGGAGGCCACGGAGGCCGAGCGCGTCAAGGCCCGCAGGTGGACCCAGCGGATGGACCGGGCCCGCAGGGCCAAGGCCAAGAGGCAGGCCGTGATAGACAAGTGCTGGGAGTTCTGGCGGGGCGAGCACTACCCGTCCGGCTACAGGGACACGGAGGCCGCGTCGGGCCGGTACGTCCGGCAGCGCAACTATATCCGGTCCATCGTGGAGGACGCGGTGGCCCTGATCTGCGACAACCGCCCGGGCATCCAGGCCCTTCCGCAGGAACCTAACGACATCCGGCGGGCCGAGTGGATGACGGCCCTGCAGGATTACTGCTGGACCAAGGAGCAGATGCCCGTCAGGCATCCCGTGTGTGTCCGGGCTATGCTGGTCGGCGGCATGGGTGTGGCTCGCGTGAGGTTCGACCCGGACAAGGACTACCCTTACGGCAACCCCGACGTGATACCCCTAGACTGGCGGCGCGTCCTCCCCGATCCTGACGGGCGCGACTGGTTCGGCCTGTCCGACTTCGAGTACATCGCCGAAGAGTGTTGGTACCCGATGGCCCGGTTCCGCCGCGAGTATCCCGGCGTGGACGTGGCCCCCGAGGATAAGGCCCGGCGCGAGCGGGGCGAGATAAGCATCCCGACCGAGATTGACCAGGCCGTGGACGGCGTAGAGGACGGACCCGCCGAGACGACCGACGGGGTCTGGGTGTCTCGCATCTGGCACCGGGGCGATGAGGACGACGAGGAAGAGAGCGTGTTCTACACGGAGGTCGCGGGAGAGCGCGTCCTGAAGGACGAGAAGTGGGAGGGCGAGTACCCGTTCCTGTTCTACGTCGGGGACATCGACGTCGAGGAGGACCACCCCTACCCGTTCGGCCTCGTGGAAATGCTCATCGACGCCCAGAAAGACATGAACCTCGGAATCAGCCGCATCTACGAGGCTCTCAAGCACCGCCCGCTCACCACGTTCGCCTACACCGCCGAATCGGGCATCCAGGAGAACATGATCTCCAACCTCGAGGCCATCAAGCTCAAGGTGACCGGCTCGCTCGACTCGTTCAAGTGGTGCTCCCCGGAGGCCATCCCGGCCGACGTGTTCAAGTGGCTGTCCGAGACCCGCGAGGACTTCCACATCCTCTCGGGCATCCGGCCGGCCATGCAGGGCCGGATGGAAGAAGCCTCGTCCGGCGTGGCCATTGGGCGCCTCCAGGCCATGGGGCTCGCCAGGGTCCGCAAGATGATCGTGAACACCGACGCCGCCATAACCCGTCTGGCCGAACTCAACGACGAGCTCATCAAGCGGCACTTCACCATCACCAGGCAGGTCCGCATCACCGGGCAGGACGCGGCTGCCGGGGTGGACGAGACGGGCCAGCCCGTCAAGCCCGCCCCGTTCGCCTTCCTCGAAGTCAACTCGGACATGTTTTTCGAGGACATGCCCGGCGGGATGGGCGGCCTGGACGATGAGGGGAACCCGGTCGACGAGGCCATCCGGCGTGAGGCCAGGTTCGACTATGTCTTCGAGGCCGGCTCGACGATGGCCGGGACCAAGGAACTCAAGCGACAACAGTCGATGGAACTGTTTGACCGGAAAGCTATCCGTCTGGAGGACCTCCTCAAAGACTTCGACCGCGCCAACTGGCAGGAAATCGTCGCCGCGATGGACGAACTCGCCCAGCTTCGCCAACTCGTCCCCCAACTTCAGGCCCAGCTCGCCCAGATGGCCCCGATGGTCCAGGACTACCAGCAGGCCATGGCCCACCTCAAGGGTCAGGGCGGACAAGGTGGAGGTAGGCAGTAGGGGCGGGGCAACCATTGTCTGGCTGTCCGGCCAGGACCGCGAGGTTCTCCGACGGAAACTGCCGCCAGAAGTGTTCGCGGTGATATCCAACATTGAGGCACCACCCGCCCATCAAGGCGGAGCACGATAGAAAGGGTGTGTAGCCTGTGCCTGACGACCTGGAGCAACTGGCCGACGCGTACGCCGAGACCCTAGACGGGCAACTCGACGACGCGGACGAGTCTGTCTCCGAAGGTGACGAGGACGGCGAGAAAGGCGACGGCCGGACTGGAGCAACGGGCGCGACCGGGGACGACAAGGAAACCGGGGACGCCGAGCCCTCCTATGAGGTCAGGGCCGCCGGGAAGACGGAGAAAATCCCGCTCTCCAAGCTCATCGAGGGATACCAGAAGGGCGTGGGATACGAGAAGCGCATGGCCGCCCTGAAGGCCAAGGAAACCCAGATGGCCGCGGACGCCAAGTACGCCGCGGTCGGCCGGGAGATCGAGGAGATAGCCAGCGCCGATGAGGAAGTGAAAGCCTGGCTCGTCTCGAAGGCCCGGTCGTTCGCGGCCAACCAGCCCCCCAGGGACCCCAGGGTGGACCAGCTTCTCGCGAGGCAGGAAGAGGCTGAACTGGCGAGCCTGGCCCCCAAGTGGCTCGGCCGGGCGCCGACGGCGGGCGAGATTGACCTGGCCCGCGAGTCCTACCCGGGCTTGTCCCTGGCGGACGCGTACCTCCTGGCCAACAAGGACGCCATCCTGACCTATAGGACCAAGGCGGCCGAGAAGACCACGCTCGCCAAGCTCGAAGAGTCGCGCAAGAAGGCCGGGCCCGGACGGGCCTCCGCCAAGGCTCCCGACAAGGCCCTCTCCGAAAAGGAGTGGTGGGAGAGCCAGAGGAGCGCCATCGCCGAAGCCTGGTCTGAGTAACTAGGGGCACCGACTAGACAAGACCGCACCTCCGCTAGACGGCGGGGGTGTTTTTGTTTGGGGGTGCTCCTACCGACAAGGAAGGAGAGATAACCCCAGTGGCAGTTCCCACTTACGCAAAACTGCTCGACACCCTCAACACCATGGCGCGCGAGCACACCGAGAAGCGCCTGACCGACAACTTCTTCAACGCTACCCCGATGCTCCAGGAGCTCAGGAAGCGCCAGCGGACCTATCCGGGCGGCCTGCTCATCGAGGAGCCCCTGGAGTACGCGACTAACCCGAACATCGGGTCGTACTCCGGGACCGACACGTTCGCCACGGCCGACCACGAGTTCGCCACGAAGGCCCAGTTCGGCATGAAGGACCTGTACGTCTCGACGGTCCTGACCGGCGACGACCTCGACAAGTGTTCCGGGCCGGATGCCGTGCTCGACCTGGCTCGCTCGAAGATGAAGAACGCCGAGAGGTCCCTGGTCAAGGAGTTCACCCGGCAGCTCTTCACCGACGGGACCGGCAACAGCTCCAAGGACATCACGGGCCTCCTCGCCGTCTGTGACGACGGGACCAACGTGGCCACCTACGGCGGCATTCCACGCACGGCCGAGACGTGGTGGAAGGCGAAGTACACCGCGCTATCCGACTACATCTCCATCGCGGCCATCCAGGCCATGGACGGCGACCTGACCGACGGCCAGATTCGGCCCCAGCTTCGCGTGACGACCCAGGACATCTGGGATGACCTCTATGAACTGCTCACGCCCTACCAGCGGGCCAACGCCGCGGAGCTCACCGCGAAGTTCGGCTTCAACGCCATCAATCTGAACGGCATCAAGATCGTGGTGGACGCCCAGTGCCCGTCGGGCCAGATGCTCTTCCTCAACTTCGACTTCCTGCATCTCCGGCCGCACAAGCGGTACGCCGAGTTCCGCTTCACCGGCTGGAAGGAGCCGACCAACCAGGACACCAAGGTCGCCCAGCACCTCTGGAAGGGCAACCTCACCTGCTCCAACTGTCGCTTCCAGGGCCGCATCGTAGGCATCACCACGTAAGGGAGGTTACTGAACACAATGGCAACTGGAGCTTATCCGACCATCTGGAAGACCCAGCTCTCCTCGAACACCGCGACCGCCGTGGACCCCTTGGGGGCCATTCGCGTCGAGCAGGACACGACCAACGGGGGGTTCAAGGTCTACAAGTACGTCCAGGCCAAGGCCGATACGACCGTGGCCAACGGGACGGCCCTGTCGTTTGACGACGTCTATCACACCGTCGTCACCTCGGACATCTCGGACACCTACCAGAACGCCGTAGCCGGCGTGGGCATCGGGGCCATCACGGCCAGCTACTACGGCTGGATTCAGACCGGCGGGTATCACCCGGCGGTCAAGACCGACGCCGGCGACGACATCGTCAAGGCTGACCATGTCATCCTTCACGCCACGATTGACGGCGTGGTCGACCGCATGGCCGCCGGGACCGCCTCGACCCACAAACCCCTCGGGGTCGCCGTGGCCGACGACGTGGACGCCTCGGACACCGTGGCCGTGTACATCATGTGCAACCCCTAGCTAACCGCTCCTCCCCGTAGGGCCAGGTCCTGCTCGGAGATCGGGCGGGACCTGGCCACCTTGTTTGAAAGGAGATGAAGCGCCAAGTGCCTGGCAACATTCGCGATTACTGTCCCGCCATGACCACCGAGGTCTTCCAGTCCCTCCCGCAAACCCTGTACGCCGAACTCACCGTCGGCCGGAACACGGAAGGCTATGACGCCAAGCTCTTCGGAGCCTCGACCGGCAAGTACTGGCTGTGGGACGCCTCCGCCGACAAAATGATCATTGTGGGCTCGGCCGACCTCGGTAGTTCTTGCGAAGCCGACGCCTACACGGTCGCCGGGAGCGCCGGGTGCGACTTCGGACCCGGAGCACCCGCATCCATTACCATCGTCAAGGGCATCGTGACCGCCTGCACCTAAGCGGACGCGGTAGGTCGAAAACGGGAGGGGTTGGGCTCACGCCTGGCCCCTCCATCACCTTGGAGGGACCATGCTACTCCATTTGGGCGAAAGATTTAGCCTCCTCACCATCCTGCCGCGCGAAGGAGACATCACCACCCTTCGCATCGTTGCCGAACTCCGGCAGCGCCTAGCGCCCTCGGAGGCCGAGCACCAGGAGTTTGGCATCGAGAACATGGATGGCAAGCTCGGCTGGTTGCGCGAACCAGACGCGGAGCCGCGCGAGGTCGAGATTGGGCGCAAGGCGCGGGACATCATTCAGGCCACGCTCAAGAGGCTTTCCGACGCTGGCAAGCTTCACGAGAACCATCTTTCCCTTTACGGCAAATTCGTGGAAGACGAAGAGGAGGGCAACTAAGTGCTTAAACGCTCCGTGTTCAACCAGCTCCACCCGTTCGTCATAGCCGTCAACGAGGGCAAGTCCACCTTTTCCGACAAGTTCGACGGTATCACCTACGTCATCCCGCCCGGCTATCAGCTCCAGGTCCCCAGGGCCGCCTATTACAACTGGATGGGCTACCCCGACGAACTCTGGGAGGCCCCGGAGGACATCGAGGCCGAGGCCAAGCGTGTCCGGCTCCGGTGGGGCGAGATCGAGCGGGAACAGCGGGGTTCCCTGCGTCCCAAGCTCACCATGATTGACCTTCAGGCCCCGGCCCCCGAGAAGGCCGAGCGTCCCCGGGTCGTCGAGGCGACCGAGGAAGCCTTCCCCGACCTGGCCGCCACGTCCTCCAAGCCCCCCAAGCCCCCCCAGGGAAAGCGAGGTAAGTCCTAATGACCGTGCTCCGCTATGCCACCTATCAGAACGGGCTTCCCGTGTGTCCCAAGGCCGGTTTCATCGCCTATGACACCAAGGACAACGCGGCGGCCACGGCGACCCAGGCCGCCCTGGCCGGCCATACGCACTACATCACCGGCGTCACGGCCGGCTTTTCCGACGGGACCACCACGAAGAACCTGACCCTCACGTTCGGCACGACCGCCCAGTTTGTCATCCCCGTCAAGGGGTCCTGGGTGTTCACGCCCTCCATGCCCATTCCCGTGACCGCCGGGGCCCTCGCGTCCGCCGGGCTTGCCGCGTCCGGCACGGGCGGCGTGGTGGGCTACGTCGTCGTAACCGGTTTCACCGCCCCGTCGTAAGGAGGTTCGCCATGACCACGAGCAAAGGCCCTAACGACTCCCTGCCCGTCAAGGAGAACGTCATCGCCCTGGTCCGCCATGCCGACGGGTCGGTCACGCGGCACGAGACGCACAACATCGTGACCAATGAGGGCGACAAGTACTACGCCCAGAAGGCTTGCGGGGAGACGCCGACCAACGCCTTCACGAACCTCGTTCTCGGCTCGACCGGCACCCCGTCCACCGGGAAAGCCTCAAACTACGGGTCCATCACGCCCATCGCGTCCACCTCGAAGGCCGTGTCCACCGGGTATCCCAAGACGAACGACAACGACGCGAACAACACGGGCGCCGGGGTGGACATCGTCACCTGGAAGTTCGCGTACAGCGCGGGCGACTTCACCGCCGCGTCCGTCACGGAGGGCATCGTCACCACGTCCGCCGCGTCCGCCACGGACCCCGTGCTGAACCACTTCGCCTTCGTGGACGCCTTCGCCGTCACGGCCACCGACGCCCTCACCGTCTTCGTCAACCACGAGATGAGCGGATCGGCCTAGATGAGCCTGATTGCC